TTTGCCGATCTTATAACCAGTCTATAAAATAAGGTTATAACGGAGGTTTACTATGGACATGCGACACAAGCTGGATAAAGAGACACGACAGCGACACTTTCCCGAATACGATGGGGGCAAAGGCTCACGCCAACGTAAGAGCACACCTGAATCACGCGACAAGTTCAAGGTTAATTACGACAAGATCAATTGGGGTAATAAGTAATGTCTGCTAACAATCCAGCCAAGCAAAGGGCTATGCGCCAGGAGCATCTTAGAACCTACTTATCCGAGAAATGCCGACTCGAGCATGTTATTGATAATATTATAAAAATGGAAAAGGAGGGGGCATCAATGGAAACCAATGAGTTGAATGCTATTAAGTATGCCACCGATGCTAGGCTGAAGCTGATTAATAAGTATCTACCAGAGTTAAAGGCTACTGAAATGACAGGCGAAGGCGGTGATGCTTTGGTTGTGTCGATACTTAAGAAGCGTTTCGACGGCGATAATTAATGCCAACTATTGAATATCACTTAAAGCCACAAGGCCGAGTATTACAAGAGTTCGCAGATTGTCGCGAGCGTAACTCATTCATCATGGGCCCACTGGGTTCAGGCAAGACAGTCCAGACCATTCTCAAACTGTTCGATCTAATGTGCGAACAAGCGCCAGTGAAGGATGAGCGCCATCCTAATCACGGTGTACGCTTAACTCGAATCATTGCGGCTCGTAATACCTACTCTGAACTGTTCAGCACCACCATTAAAGACTGGATCGAAATACTGGGCGACCTCGGTGAGTTTAAGCAGGGCAACAAGGAGCCGCCTACTCATCGCATAGCCTTTCAGCTAGAAGATGGTACGAGTGTTAGGTGTGAGGTCATCTTCATCGCCTTTGATCGACCCGATCACGTTAAGAAGGCCCGAGGTATACAGACAACATGGGTATGGTTGAACGAAGCTAAAGAGCACAGCAAGGCCGTCGTCGATATGCTAGACCTGCGGGCGGGTCGATACCCATCACCGAAAGAGGGCGCGCGACCTACGCATTACGGTATTGTTGGCGACTCGAACGCACCCGACGAAGACCATTGGTACTACAAGCTCGCTGAAGAAGAGCGGCCAGAGGGTTGGGCTTTCCATCGGCAACCAGGCGGCGTCTACAGGGACGGTGAGAAGTGGGTAGTTAATCCAGACGCTGAGAACCTGACCAACCTACCGACTGCTTACTATTACCGAGGTCTGCAAGGCAAGACAGATGATTGGATTAAAGTAAACCTAGCGAACGAATACGGCTTTGTATCAAGTGGTAAGCCTGTCCACCCGATGTATGTAGACTCCGTGCACTGTTCACCTACTGACTTCGAGCCATCGAAAGACATCCCGATAATACTCGGCTTCGACTTTGGTCGAACACCTGCTTGTGCATTCCTACAGCGTACAAGTATGGGGCGGTGGGTATGCTTCGATGAGTTCTGTCTAACCGATAGTGGGGCGGTAGACTTTGCACCACAACTAAAACGGTATATCGACGCCAACTATCCAGAGCATAAGTTCAAAGGTTGGGGCGACCCATCGGGCGACAACAAGAACCAGGCGAATGCAGATACGCCATTTAAGATTATTAGGGCGGCAGGTATTCCCTGCTCACCTACGAATACAAACGATCCTGCAATGCGAAGGGCTGCACTTGAACTGCCAATGAAAGAAAATTGTATGGATGGCAAGCCGAGGTTCCTATTAACCCCGAAGGCCAAGATGATTCGCAAGGGGTTACAAGGCGGCTTCTGTTATCGGCGTATCCAAGTTTCAGGCGATCGCTACACTGACGAGCCAGATAAGAACGAATACTCACACCCCGTAGAGGCTCTTGAATACGCTTTACAGGGCGAAGGTGAAGGCAGGCAGGCATTGGCTAGGGCGCACGGCTTTGATCGTCCTACAACCGCAAAGGTGGCGTTTAGTGTCTTCTGATGTGTACATAGTGTTCACCGATGATGATCGGCATTGGTGGTCGCCGTTCCTGCATCCATTCATTAGACACTGTTACGTGTTAATACCGGATCGAGGTAGGTGGATTGTTTACGGCAAGACCAGGCAATACTTTGATCTTTTTACTATTGACGACCAACCGTTTAAACTTGACGAGGTGATAATTGTCAAAGCCAAGCGGAGACAATCAAGGCGTAATCTATTCATGTTGAACACATGTGTAGGTCACGCAAAACAAATTCTAGGAATCAATGATCCGTTGATTCTTACACCTTATCAACTGTATACGAGGTTGAAACATGAAGAAGCCAAAGGCACCGAAGAAGACGGCGCAGGAAGTAGCAGTCGAGCGCCGTCAGACGATAATGTTGGACAAAGAAATTGAAGAGCAGGAAGATCGTTTCCGTGCCTTGTCTCGTGGCAAGCTAGGCCGATCTAGCCTATTAGCTGGCGCACCCCGAACACGTGGCGAGGCGGCAGGTCGTGGTGGTATGGGTGGCATGAGCGGTGGTACTCGCGGCACTACGGCGGGCGGTATGGCTGGCGGTATGACTTCATTGATGAGCGGGTTTGGTGGCTCATACACTCGACCATCATCGCCAAGAGCTACTCAGCAGAGGTAAGCCATGCAACTACCTGAACACCTGGGATCGTTTAACGATCTAGTAACGCGAGAGAAGAAAGCGTTTGACTCTGAAGCTATGTGGCACACTCAGCTATCAGACGTATATGAATACTTTCTTCCCCAAAGAAACCTATTTGACCGCGAGGATAAAGGTCAAAAGAAGATGGATCGCATATTCGATTCGACTTCACTGACCGCTATTCAACAGGGTGCAAGCAAGCTACAAGAGAACATCGCACCGATCTGGGCGCGCTGGGCTACGTTCCAACCAAGTGAACAGGTACTCAAACTGTTAGAGTCTGGCGACTATGGTGTGTCAGAAACCGACATCCGCGAGAACCTAGAAGAACAAGCCGAGATCGTTTTTGATTATATCAATCGTTCTAACTTCGGTACGCAATTCTTTGAGGCTGCACTTGATCTGCTAGTGGGTACAGCGACTCTAAGGATAGACGAGTCAGACGACGATGATATGCCCATCGTCTTTCACGCAATACCACAGAAAGGCATAGCGTTCGAAGAAGGGCCATACGGCACTATTGAAACGCATTGGCGTCGAATGAAGGTCAAGGCGCGTCTGGTCGAAAGAATGTGGCGAGGATTTAAGCCAAGCGAAAAGATAGCAAACTTAATCAAGGCTTCGCCTGATAGCGAAATTGGTATTCATGAAGGTGTTGTCTACTGTCCTAAGATGAAACGATACTACGGTATGGTCTGGTGTGACGGTGAAGACCATATCTCGTGGTTTGAGGATTTCGGTATCTCATCGCCTTGGGTTACTGGTCGATACACTAAGGTAGCGGGTGAGGTTCGTGGTCGTGGCCCTGCTATGCAGACACTTCCCGATGTCCGATCACTAAACAAAGCTAAGGAGTTTGTATTACAGAAGGCCGCTATTGATTTGGCGGGTATGTATACAGCTACCGACGATGGCGTAACGAACCCCTACAACATCACTATTAGCCCAGGAATTGTTATTCCGGTAGGGTCGAACAACTCATCTAACCCATCTATTCAGCGTTTGGATACTGGAACCAACTTACAACTAGCGCAGTTTGAGATTCAGGAATTGCAAAACGCGATCAAGGTTGCACTGTTTAACGATCTTAGAGACCCCGCTGGACCTGTTCGTTCGGCTACCGAAATTGCTATCGAGTCAAGGGAATTGGCTAAGCGTATTGGCTCTGCGTTCGGTCGGTTGCAGACTGAGGTTCTAGTGCCTGTTCTTAAGCGCGTTGTGAATATCCTAACCCGCCGAGGTTTAATCACACCCATTCAGCTAGAAGGCCGTGACATCGACATTAAGTTCACGTCACCACTAGCAAGGGCGCAAGATGCTGAAGACCTTATTGCCGTGCAACAGGCCGTACAGTTTGTCTTAGAGACTGCTGGGCCTGAACAAGTGATGATGGCATTTAAGACTGAAAACTTTGGTACATGGGCGGCAGAGAAAACAGGCATGTCTTCGGAATTGGTGCGCTCTGAATCTGAGAAACAACAGATCATTCAGGCGGGTGCTGAAGCTGCACAAATGCAACAACAACAACCACAATTACGGGCGGTTGAATGAGTTGGGAAAAACTAGAGTTAGACCAAGAAGAAAGTAATAAGAGAAAGGCCGAAGTCAGAGAGAAGCAAGTAGAGTTAGCCAAGGCTTACAATCGCTGTTTCTCTACTGATGACGGGTTCAAAGTGCTGGAGGATTTAACAAACCGTTTTATCATTGATAACGATACCCCGTTGAATGCTGAGAACATTCAATATGAGGCGGCGTACCACAATGGTGAAGGTGGTGTTGTGAAGTTTATTCTGCACCTAATCAAGCAAGCGGAGAGGTTATGAGCGAGACTAAACGAGGCCGCAAACCTGCGGCAAAGTATGCAGTTATCTGTGAAGAGCGGGGATTCCTAGAAACCAAAGGGTTCAAGTTTGGGTGGCTCGATTTATTGCATGAGCAATACGGGTTTAACAAGTTCCAATACATTCACAAATTCCGAGCGTTCAGGTGCTACAAAGAAGGTAAGCACTTGGATTGGATCGACATCAACGACTTGGCGTTACTTAATGGTAGTCGTCGAATCGCTGAAATCCTGTTGAAACACCAACAGGTCAGTCCCAAAAGGGCTGTTATTCAATATCCGTGGAGATAAGTTATGGACGATCAGGCCGTTGTAGACGATACCCTGAGTGCAGGGGATCAGGTTTCACTTGTAGATGCTGCCTCACCT